CTCTGCTGCCATTCCACTTCTCAAGGTCTCTCTTGAGCTGCTGCTTGATAGGTTCGAACGTCAATTGAACGAGTAGGTTATCAGTCTCAGGCTCGAGGTCATTTACATATCTCAGTATATGCTTGAAGAGCTCTCCAGCATCTTTATCAGGGAGCTTCTCAGCCGTATGAATGACATCTGCGTATAGTATAAACGATTTCTTATTTTCCATGATTGTTACTATGTCAATTTATACCTCTTGAATATCAATTAAGCTCCAGCTGAGAGCCTTGTTCTCGACATCGAACTCGGTCTGATATCCGAAAGCATCCAGCATGATTATCAAGTCAGACCTGAGCTCCTTATCATAAGTCAACCAGCCATCCATTGCCCGTACTCCATGTAGAACCGTAGCATGGTCTCTACCGAATAGCTGACCAATCTCCGCAAGAGTCATCTTATTAGGAACTATCTGCTTCCGTAGAGCCCAAAAAACGAAGTACCTTGCTATCTTATATCGATACTGTCGACATGAGCTCTCCAGTTTCTCTCTATCCAAGACATAGTACTGAGTCCAATACTCGATAAGAACCTCAATCTCAGCTGGGTTGTATATTGGTTTGATTACGGGCTTCTTAACTTGTTTATTTTCAGCAGCTATCTTATCAGCTACCTCTTGCATGTTAACGCATTGCACGAGCTCTGCTATCAGGCTCTGCTGCTTCTCAATTATCTCTCGGTATTTATCAACCATTTTTGTATTTGTTTATTAGTTCAATTAATTCCGAATCTGTGAATTTAGCGATTCGGTTACTCTTATTCATCAGCTGCTCAGCAGTCCCNGCTCCATACTTGTTATCGATATGAATGCTCATCTTATACTGCTGGCCTTGCTTCCACATATTACACCCCTGACATTGGGCGTGAACGTTCATCTCATCCCATCGAGTAGAGTACTTGCCTCTGCTCATAAAATGACCCGCTTGCATCTGCTTGATAGGCTTGACTACTCCGCAAGTCGAGCATGAACACATATCATCCTTAGAGTCTCTCCTCCTGATGTATTGGCTGAATACAGTATCCAGCTTCTTAACTATTGCTTTCCTACTTCGTTTCTTCATAGCTCTCTCCTTTCGTGGTCTCTCTGAGATTGTAATGAATTAACTACCAGCTGCTGCTGCCTGAGACGTTGTTTAAGACTCTCTAAGCACTCATCGTATTCGGACAAGGTAAGAGCAAGGTAATAACCTTTTGAGCAGCTTAGAACTCCTGAAATCAAGTCATAGAGTCTAATATGACTAATCATCTTACGCAGCTTAACGGGCGTGAGCTTATACTTACCCAGCCTCCCCGTAGCGTTTACCTTAGAGCATATCTCTGTTCCTGAGATAGCTTTCGACTTGCCTAACTTAGTGCGAAGCCCCGCCAATATAATCGGCAAGGCTTCACGCTCCTCAAATGGAGTTAGGTCTTCGGTTATCTTTTCGAATCCTACTAACATCAGAATGGCAAGTTATCATCTTGTTGCTCGTTGAATTGCTGAGCCATATCTCCAGCTGGATAAGGATTGACGGCATCAGTCTGAGCTGCTCCTTGAACCTTCCATGCTATCAGGTTCGTAAACCATCTCTGCTTATACTCCTTGCATTCGATATTGAACTCTACATCGACCTCATCTCCTACGCTATTAGAGAACCTCTTCATAGCCTGAGCGAATAGGGTAAAATGATAGAACGCCTCAGCATCCTTGTAGCCATCATTATTCTGAATGACGAGCTCTGCTTTCGAGTATTGCTTTCCAGCTTTCGATACTCCTGATACATCGTGATACGATACTACTTTTCCTCTTACTTTCATTTGATTAATTATTGATTGGTAATAAGTATTGATTTAGGGTCTGTAACTTTCAGAGCAGCCCATTCTCTGCACTCTTGTACTCTATCTTGTATTGTGCTCCATGCTTCCTCATCCCATTCTACCTCAAAGGTCTTAACCCTGAGCTCGATAGGTATATGTCCGAAAGTCATGTTTCTCCGCACCTCTTCCTCAGCTGCTTCAAGAACCTCCTCAGCTCCCATCCTATAAGCCATAGACTCGAGCTCTCTTCGTATAAGATGCTCAGGAGTATCTACAAGGCAGTAATCAAGATACGCTTTCCGCTTACCCGTTAGAGCCATATATCCCATGAGCTGCCAATAGTAATCCTTATTAGGTATCTCATCATCCAGCAGAGGGAAAGTATCGATGCTCCATGAGCATTTAATATCCCTGACTGAGTCCTGATAAATGAGGTCAGGAGTTCCCGTTAAATAGTCATTAAAGAAATGCTCCTCGTTCTTAACTATAAACGGGTCGAGCTCATATCTGTGAGCTACTAAATCGATAGCCTCATCCTCCATGATAAGTCCCTTGTCGAGATACTTATTGCTAAAGGTTCTACGAACTCCGAGAATCTCCTCCTTTACTATCTGCTTAACGCAGCTCTGAGCAGTCTTAGAAAGCTCTCCTTTCTTGCGTGAATTGGTCATTACTTGACCGAGTGAACTACATCTAATTTTCATGCTTTCTGCTTATTGGTGGTAATGAACTTTGAAGAGTCATGGTATCGTCTGTTATTAATAAGCATAATCGATAAAACGCTATTGCCATCTCCAATTCCTTAAACTCAAAATAATACTCACTTGTCCTTTCTCCGAGTTCAGAATAATCATCATCAAACATTTTAATAATTCTATGTCTTATTGGGTATGTGTTAAATACTCCCATTATAATGGTATGCTTTTTCATGCTTTCTCCTTGTTAGATTCGACAACTATTCTCTTCCATACTGAGTCCGAGATGCTAACGTGCTCAGTCATCTCCTCTCTACTCATACCCTCTCCATATCTCTCTACGCAATGCTTGAACATAACCCCTCCTACGATAACCGCTTTCTTCTTATCTGAATCTTTCGCAGTTACCTGAGCTCCAGCTGCATCAGTATCCTCATCTACCACTATCCCAAGCATCGAGCTGAGAGCGTATCTGCGGTAGTATGTAATAGCTGAGCCATCAGATTGAAATTGATTCATACCCTTGAGCATAACTCCATCAGGGATATCAATAGAGCTCGTCTCACTCTCTCCCGATGGGATATGAACGAGCTTCGTAGTTATTGACCTATTAACGAGAGGCTGGAGTAGTACAAGCTTATGCTTCCTCAGGAGAGGCTGGATGACATCCATGATACTCGGTAGGTCGGCATACTTATATCCGTACCCTTTCGCTCCTTTGTTGATGGCTGGACATTCCGCTTGGAAGTCGCTGAGAGCTTGCCATATTGTTTTAACTTTTTCCATGATTACTTGATTACTTGATTAATTGATTAAGTGGTTTGAAATTGATTCCTCGTTCACGTAGAAACTCGGCAGTAATAGCATAGATACGATTAGCATCAATTCGTCTACTTGGACGATAGGTACTCAGGACATCCACTACTGTGCTTCTCGGAAAGCCTGACCTCTCCGATACTGCTTTNATTCCNCCNAGAGGAAGTAGCCGTAGNGTTCTCGNTAATATTGCTTGTTCTTTCATTTCGCTAAGATAACAAATTGCGACCCTTTTGTAGGGCTATATTTGACCCAATCTGAAGCCAATTATACTTATCAGATAATCCTAAGTCTCGGAGTAGGCTCTCCATCTTTCTCGGAGAGAGAACGATAACGACATCTTGTATCTCTGATATCATCAGAATACTCAGCATCTTACAATATCTCTGATTTCTCACGCTCATAAAGTCTGACATCTTATAGATATATTGCTCCAGCTGCTGAGGTTCTATATTCTTGCTTAGTATATCCATTTGTAGTCTCCTTTTTCGTTGAAATTATCCATCCAAATTACCAACAGTCTCTTAGCCTCAGGTCGGTCAATTCCAAATATCGTTGCGATATAAGGAACTGCTCCGAACATATTGGTTGAGCCCTCTGTTCTAAGCTGGTTAAGGTATTCACATACCATTACTTCAAGCTCTGAGGCTCTTCTCTTAGTTGTATCTCCCATTATTTACTTTTTTTGGTTATCGTTTCTACTAAACTCACTCTTAACTTTTCCATGCTTTCATTATCAGGAGACAAGGTTATTATCTCCTCTGATGTCTTCCACATCTCTACTATCGGCTCGTCCAGCGAATAGTCTATGTAGAATGTCGTATCGTGAATCGTGATATACACTACCTCTTGAGTATTTGGCTTGATTA